AAGCTGCCATGCCGCCAAGCACCAAAAAGAAACCAGCCTCAAAAAACGTTCCAATAGTCATAATATTAACCTCCAAAATAAACGTAGAAAACAATTACTTATTCCGCGAGAACTTCTCACACAGTCGATCTGCAAGAATCTCACTAAGAACACGACAAGGCTCCATAAGGAGCATCACCGAAAACACTAGGCCACCAACAATCAGTGCGGCTACAAAGATCGTTAAAAGTGCTTGCAACATTTTAACGCCCCCCCTATCCTCCCATGATAGCGTCAATAAGGTCATCAGTCGCCTTAACCAGCTTCTTATCAAGCTCGTCGCTCTTGCGCCGGTTAGCGCGAATCTCTAACGCTAGAGCAACAGTGTCAACCAAAACCCCGACAAGCAGCAGATTAAACAAAACAATACTACCCCAAAACAAGAAAGCATCCAACCCGCTCACCCCCTAACCATTGTTGCGAGCGTCAAACCCGCCAAACCAAGTGCGAGACGGATCGCACGACAACACGGCAAACCGCTGAGCAGACGGATCGCACGTCCCCTCACGCTGTTTAACCACAGCCACGCGCATCTCACCGCGCATACCCTCATAAGCAGGCGGCTTCAAACCAACAGTCAACACCAACTCAGGCTTCTCCGCCACGCCATTCTTAATCTCACTACGCGCAGGCGGGCGACTAGGATCACTCACAGCCGCACTACTCTTATCCGTAGCATGATGCAACACAATACTCACACACCCAATCTGGCGAGTGAACGACGTGATATCATTCATCACAGCCATTTGAGCTTGATAGTCAGACTCGCTCCCACTAAAATCCATAAGATTATCAAACACAACAACCTTAGGATACTCATTGAAGCAAGTCACGAAATTGTTTACCTGATCTTCCACAATATGCCAAGTAATAGGATTACCATGACAGAACGTAATGTTGTTACGCGACAAGGCAGACAGTAGGAAGTCAGCGCCTTCATGAGTTTCCATCAAAGCGTCAATCTCACGAGTGTTCTTACCCGTCACGATAGACGCGACGCGACTAGCCGCCGTAGACGCACTCATATCAGCACTAAAATACAATGTGGGAAGATTCCACTTAGACACCATATACAGCGCTAGGCCACTCTTCTGGCTACCGCTACGGCCAGCAATCATAATCTCCTGACCGTAATGGAACCTGCAACCCAGCCCGTACACGTCGTCAAAACCGGGAATGTGCGGAAGGTCGCGAGCAAGATTCTTACGAGCCAATAGGCCCCTGAAAGCGTTACCAGCCATAACCCTTCACTCTCCTTACAATATCCTTACCGTATAGGCTCCCACAACCACACGGTAGCAGTATCATGATTGTGGGAGCACGGCAGAGAAGTCCAAAAACACGGAGAAAATGTTACAGTCTAGTAGGCGGGCATATCATCCTCACCAGCCTCAGCCTTCTCCAACGTAGAAGCAAGACTATCAGCCAACTCAGTACACTCCTTCACGCCCTTATTACCCTCCGGCAACTCGTGAAGCACCCACGCGGGATTACCATTCTTTGTCGTAATCTTCTCAGCGCGGAACGGGCCAATAACCTTACCCATATAATCGCGAGCAATACGAGTAATCGCCGTATCCGTACAAGTAACATTCATCAACTCTTCAGGATTCATAGCGACCATACTAGCCGTGTCAGGGAACACGAAGAAGTCGCCCTCAATCGCATCACGCTCGCCCCACCTAGAAGAGACAGGCCCCTTCCATACGCGGGGAACAAAGATCAGGGCCTCACTGTTACCATACTTGGACAGAGAGAAGAAACCACCAGCAGGAGCAGCTTCGCTAATCGAAATACGAGACATAAATATCACACAACCTTTCCAAGTGTGCGGGGTAAAGAACCTTTCCAACCCCAAGAACAAAACTATCATAACACGCTACAGGAAGCGTGTCAACTGTTAGTTGCCAAACAATCCAGTAGGCTTACCAGACTCCTTAATAGCCTTAGCCCTCTCCTGCCACAACGGGACAAGCTCAGGCGTATTCTGGAACGTCAAACGACGATCCTTCCACAACTGCTTCATCTGCTCCTCAGTAGTAGCAGACTCCATAGCCTGCCACACGGTAATAGCAGCATCATTACCAATAATCTCAGCAGGAACACCGGCCTCAGCCTGAACGTCCTCCACGCGACTACCGTAATCCACAGGCTCGCCAGTAGACTCAGAGAGGAATCGGCCTCCTAGCCCGCTAGACACGTTGTTCTGTGCGTGCCACGTGTCAGACGCGGCCAACACGGTAGACGCGAGAGGCAACTCGTCAACCTTACCAGCATCCCAACCCATAAGCTCCAACAGGCGCTCATGAACCTCCCGGACAGTACCCTTGACAACAATCCAAGGATCATCATACCCCTTACCGGCCTTCAAAGTCACGGTAACGGGACTGTCTTCCCCGTTCCACGGGGATTGTGTTTCAGTTTTCTTTCCAGCCACGCTTTTCTCCTTTCCAAGAACGTTTAACGAACGATGTCGAGTCTTATAGTAGCGTACCAGACATGGCCCGCGCAACCCTAACCGTAGGAACAGGGCCAAGCTCGTCAGCACGCTTACCCCCAACAGTAGCACAATACTCCCGCACCGGGCAACTAGCACAAAAACCAGAACCCGGGTTAGGGACAAACACGCCAGCCTCCATGCCT